TTTTCTTTCGCATAACGTTTACCTGTAATTGGTTCATGTTCACGTTGCGTATCGGGGTCAACAACAACTGCTTTACCTGATAATAGAGGATTGATAAAGTTAGTAATTTCTACCATTTTTGTATCAATCGTATTAACAAGTTCTTTAGCTTCTTCTTTATTAAAGAGCCAACCATTCTCACACTGTTCTGTCATAATTCTATCAAGTTCCATTTCAGATCGTAAAGCCGAAAGTATATCTTTAGAATTATGTTTACTGATATAAGTCTTAAGTTCTTTTAAAAGATACTTATAAACTTTAGCACCAAGTCTAACGTCTTGTTTCATATAGTCAAACATTTCCATGTTAAACTCTTCGAAACCACCTTGATAGTCACCCTTATAATCTTTGAAGAATTCACCCCATTGCTTTAGAGAGTGACCAAACCCGAACCTACGATAGTTAAGGACTTGGCTCATTATTTTAGTACAATGTACTTTGCTATTATCAATATTAAAGGAGCGGCCCATAAAGTGGGCCAACTTCTTCAAAGCAGGGATGTCGTAGCCAAAAGCATTATGAGCTACAACAACGTCTGCCTTATACAATAGACTAATAAAGTTTACGAAATCATCTTCATCATTCATAAACCAATATTCTTCTCCTGTATCTATATCAATAGCACCTGCACAATGAAACTTTGACAACTTAGGTAGTAAGTTATCAGCTTCAATATCAAATACTAGTCTCATCTACTTGTCTCATTTCCTTTGACATGTTATAAAGAAGATATGCAAGGCAATCTCCATAAGAGTCTTCAAGGGTTTCTTCCCAGAACAGTGTTGCCCAATATTGTAAAGCATCTGCTAATTCAGAGTAAGAACCACCTTCAATATTAAACTCTAAGTCTTCAAGTGCGCTTGGATTCTTCATACATTATCTCCACTTCTGTTTCTCGATAGATTTCATAAGCTTCGTACGCTTTATGCACGGCTGCACGTATAGACATATCATTATGAAAATCTCTATACATACGAGCCATTCGGCGTATATACGCTTGCTCAAACTTTTTAATCACTAATAAGCCCTTCGATTAGATTGATATTTTCTTGGATACTGTCACACACATTATCAAGCAAATCTGACTCATATTCAGAAGTCTCATGTAAATAATGTTTTGCTGTGTTTAACCCTTCTAACACTTTTTCTAGATCTGGTTTAACTCTGGCTAATTGACGTTCTTGCTCGATTTTCCAAGCATCTTCTTCTGTCATCATTTCCTTAATACCTTCTTTATCTACTGTATATACAGGGATTCCTACTGATTGAAAGAACTTTAAATCAATCATATGATATCTCCATCTACAAAGTCTGGCCAACCTTCATTGTAAGCCTCACTAAGTTCTTTTTCAAACTTAGCATGACTATCAAAGTAACTAATTAGCCTTTTAAGATCTTTTATAGCTTCTTTATGAGCAGGTCCATAAGCAAAATAATTATTACTATTACTGTCTTCAGGATTCCATTCTTTAAGATCGTCTTCTATAGTATTTTTAATAGAAGCTAAAAGATTAGCTATCTGTTGATTTGTCATCTTCGATTACCTCGACTAGTCTATTTGCATACCAAGCGATTTTCTTAGCATCTTGGAGTTTAGCGTCTTTCTTGCCTAAACGACAAGCATACTTAAATACTTGACCCAATAAGTGAGATTCAACACCGTTGTGATGAGCAAGAATATACTCCATAAGATCCATATACTCTAAGCCTTCTGGATGAGCAGCATATGCTTCTTTAGGAATCATTTTGTAGTGTTTAGGGTTAATAATTTGATCTTGTTCTTCTGAAGACATTCTTTCAAAGTTTCCATGAAAGTCTAGACCCTCTTTAAGCTTTTCAGAACCTCCAAACACTTTACCCATAAGATTAGGAATTTCATCACGGAAACGTATATCATCTTTAACGTCTACTACTGTCATACCATCATCTTCTTGTTCAAAAGCTAAGTCAGTCATAAGTCTTTTTTCTACTCTGTTATAGTTATTATCTAAAAGAAATTTAGACCAATGAGCAATATCCTCATGAGTTTTCATTATCTTTTCTTTATTTTTATAGTTAGCAACAATTTGACCTAACTTACCAACTGATCTTTCGACCGCCCATAAATCGATTGCTTGTTGCCAAGAGTTAGTTACAAGTAGTTCAACACCTTCGACTTCAACGTGATACATTATGCTCATTTTCTTCTGCCTTTAATTTTTGCACATGTTTCTTTAATGCTGACTTATTTTCAAAGCCATACATTTGAGCTGCTAACTGCTCTGCTTCATAACGAGTATAACCTGCATCATACTCTAAAATAGCAGCTCTTTCTTCATAACGGTCTTCTAGTAAAGCCCAGTTGTCATTACCATCTTTCATATTCATCTAGCAACTCCTGTTCAAAGTATTCCTGATACTTGTCCATAACATATTTGTAGAGTTTCCAAGAGACTCTTCTATGTCGATCTAAACTCCATATATCAGTAATTTCTACTTCTCTCCAAAGCGGCTCATCATCATAGCCACCCCCTTCAGTGATAGTACCATATACCTCTAAATCTACATAAGGCATGTGTCTAACGTCTACGCTAAAGACTTTCCAAACACTATCGGTTTGCATTAGTATAACTCCATTACAGGTTTATTATTGTGAGTTCTAAGCCTAACTAAAGTTCCTTCTTCAATTGGTTCTTTAGTGTCAGCCATTACAAAGCTATTGTATTTATAAGGATTATAAGTCACAAGTCGCCCTGGACCTAAGTTAAAGAACATATCAGGCTCTACGTTACCAACAACAAAAGCATGTACATTCTTTGATTTTTGTTTTAATACTTTCTCTCGTCCAGCTTGTCGTACAACAAACTTTGGTAGACCTACTACTACAGAGTCTTTATGAGATACTACTTTACCATAGTTCTCTTTCTCTCGGGACTGAATTGAGAAAATATTCTTGTGCAAATTCCAATACACAGCTGCTTTCATTTTAACCTCCTGCTTTAGAATTCCAAATACGTTGGTCTTTTTTGTGGTTATATCCTTCTGGTCTTAAGAAATTTTCAATGTCTTTAGCAACATTTTCTGTTAAGTTTTCTTGGATTAACTTAATTGCCACATTGTTCTTTGGCTTCTGGATACGAATCATTTTTAACATAAAACGCTCAGACGGCCTTAAACCCTCCTTAATTTCCCAGCCTTCGATGTCATAGCGTTCTTTAACAACACCTATATCAGAATATGGTGCAATTCCTATTCCACCCCATCTTAGGCTTGAAGGAGACCACCCACTAGCCCATCCAGTATAAAACCAATGATATACTAGAAACTTATTAAGTTTGTTCTTGATATGAAACTCTTTCATACGCTCCGAATACCATTTATACTTCATTTATTGGACCTCCAAAATATTTTGCTAAGTAGTGTACAAGCTGTTTTACATTGCTTATTGGCTCTACTGTATCATGCATTACACCTTCTGGACCTAAAATTGCTATTTCAGGCTTACCATCCAAAGACACAACAGACAAGTCATGGGCATCATCAATTTTAATTATTACTTGCTGATGATTTACTTGTCTAAGGTTTTTTACTCTATTTGTATTCTTTTCCATCTTCCCAAGCCTTTAAGATTTTAGTTTCAACAATACGAACATCGTATCCACCTGCTTTATACTTTTCATACCACCCATGAGCCTTATCAAAAGTTTCATAAGCACCGCCTTCAGATTCCCACCACCAGTCACCGTGTTCGTCTTTCATCCAAAGATGAACTTCGTAAATTCTAGGGCTAAATCCCATCTTTTTCCTCCAGTGTTACATTACCTTGTTTGTATTGGCTTGCAATAAAGTTATGCATATACATAGCTCCCAGCACACCTACTTGTCCAAGATCTTCTAATATTTTATTTAGTTCTTCTTGTGTACTAGGTGTTCCAAAGAAAGTGTTTTCTTTAAGTGTAAACATTAAAAGTACTCCTTTACTGCGTCTACTGCATCATAAAAGCTATAGTGCTTTTCTGTTGCCATGGCTTCATAGAATGGATGAATAAAGTCATCTTCTTGCGCCCACAAGATAATAATCTTATTTTTAGTATGTGCAAACATTAATTCCATAGAAGTCCCAGTACCACGACCAGAGTTTCTACGTACATCAGCAAGCACGACTTTTGAATTAGCAATATCTTGCAAGTCTTGTTTAAAGATACGTTTACAAGTGTTCATAGTCTTAGTAACATCTTGTAAGTTTTCTGTTAGTTGATCATGGAAGCTAACCCTACGAGTAGGATCAAGCGTTTGTATATCAGAGTGATAAAGATGATCAGTAGCAGTTTGCCGCCAGTGCATCATCATTTCTTTTGTGCAGTCTTCCATTGGACCTGCTAAGTATACATAGTCTTTCATTACACTTGCCCTTCGTTTTCTATAGCTTGCTGTTCTAATCGTATAAAACTAGCTCCTCGCATAACTGATAAAACCGATATCAGTGCTTGAAAGTAACCTTTACAATAGCCATACTCATAAGCTTCACTAGAGCACAAGTCATATTGACGCCACTCATTCCATGCTTCTTTGATTTCTTTTACAAGTTGTTCGTCAGTCATTTGTTTACCTCTTGGTTGACTAGTTTAATAAAAAAGGGAGACCATTACAGTCTCCCCTAAGTGTTAATTAAAACATTAATTCGTCATCAAGTTCATCAGATGCTACGAACTGATCTTGATCAACTACTTGGTTATCAGCTACTTTGACAACTTCCATTTCAACCATTTCGAAGTCATCTTCTCGTGGTTTAGGTGTATACTCTTTAAGAGTAGTTACTTGTACAGCCATCAACATTGATGCAATACCCTTACGGCCACCTACGTTATACTCGTATTGATAAACACGAACATTACCGATAGAGCCGTTTCCTAGTACATTAGGATCAATAGGTGATAAATCACCGCCTACAAGACTAACTGGATTTTGTGGATCTCCATTAGCTTTCTTTGTTTTCTTCTTTAGATTGGCTTTGTAGAACATACCTTGATCGTCTTCATCTGGTTTAACGTTAAGGTTTAGTTCTTTCCATTCTTTTGCTTGCTTCTTATCACGAGTACGGATTTGAAGTTCCCATGTAGGATTGTTAGCATCAAACGTAGCATTAGGCTTGTTTGGGTCTAGTTTAGCAAAGAATAGTTCTACATTTTTAAGAATAGCCATGTTTATTTCCTCTTGGATATCTATTAGGTTACATTTATGAACATATGTTCTTTAACGTCAGGTAATTTTTACCCAAACGTTTCAACTATATACCAGTACTCAGGCTGGTCTTCCATATACATTTCTGCATAGGTTTCGTGTTCGCTGCCTGGATTTATTTTTACTTCCAAGCAGTTATTGTCTTTATTGTAGTCAGTTATAAGTACAACTTCTGTTGCACCCTCAAATTCTACTACTGCATACTTATGCAAAAGCGAAATCGGATTCGAGTACATCGCCGACATTTAGATTACCTTTCTCTGGTATTAAGTCACTTGATTGTAGTTGTTCTAGAATGTCTTCTAGAGGGTTAGATTCGTAAAGTTCTACGAATTTCTTTCTAACATGATAAAACATTTTATCCATATTACCTGCATGAGACCCGAAAGAATCATGAACAACAGTAACAGGGTATTCTGCATCATGTATACACATTGTTAAATGAACAGCATCAAGACTATGAACTACATTAGGTGCAGCACCAGTCTTTTGTTTTGTTTCATTAACAGTGGTTTCTTCCCATACTTGTAGCTGTACCTTAAGTATGTCATCGCCATATTTAAGTTCAGTACGCTTAGTAGTAGGCTTACGATAAGCTTGTACTACAGGGAAGCCTGTTATTGGAGAGATCCAGTTCATATGCTCTTTTCGTTTGTTAGCTCTTTCGGCTACAGTTTGGAAGAGTCTTAGCATTTTAGCTGGCCCCTTAAGTTCTTCATAACAGGTGTTATATACTAGAGAGCCAAGGAGCGCACCCCAGAGGTGTTCTTTGTCTCTCAAGTAGGGTGATATATCACGAGTGTCTTCTATTACCTGTTGGCCCATACCGTAAGACGTACCACCGTAACCTAGTGTCATAACATTAC